GGTTCGTCGTCCAATAAAATTAAACTCAATTTTAATCACCCCTGCAAGGAGCTTATCTGGGTAGTCCAGCCTGATTCTAATGTTGATTACTGTTCGTCGCTTCTCTGTGGTGAGCTTCTTAATAGAATCTTAGGTGCTCAGCCTTTCAATTACACTGATGCTGTTGATGCTCTTCCTAACGCTGTTCACTCTTTTGGTGGTCCCAACTCGGTTGGTGGTGGCGGGGCGGGTGCTCCCACTTCGAATGCATTTATTGGTCCTGATGGACTCTTTGTTGATGCGGGTGCTGAGGATGTCACCGGAGCTTGGTTATGGAACACAATTGGCACTGAAAATTCGTTTTTCAATGGTAAAGAAGCCGTCGGGCCTAATTTACCGCCTAATTTAAATGATCCAAAAGAAGTCGCTGAAAGAATGGGTGCCTACGTTGTACCTAACTTAGCTAACAGTGCAGGACAAGCTGATCAGTCTACAGTATCCGATGCTGGTACATTCGTTCTTACTGAGACATCGCTTTACCTCCACTGCTGGGGTGAGAATCCAGTTGTTACAGCCAAGCTCCAGCTTAACGGCCAGGATCGCTTCTCGGAGCGTGAAGGTACATACTTCGATTTAGTCCAGCCCTACCAGGCGCACACTCGTAACCCCGACACTGGTATCAATGTCTACTCGTTCGCCCTCCGCCCTGAGGAACACCAGCCCTCTGGCACTTGCAATTTCTCGCGCATTGACAATGCTACCCTTCAGCTTGTCCTCTCGAATTCCACTGTTGAAGGCACATCGACCGCCAAGGTTCGTGTCTACGCCACTAACTACAATGTTCTCCGTATTATGAGTGGTATGGGTGGTTTGGCCTACAGTAATTAGAGTGCATAAATGGTCACAAAAAATTTTAAAAAAAATAATAAAAAAATTGACTTAAAATTTCATAATAATAATTTATTATTATGAAAGATGAAGAAGATTACTCATTTTTAAGATGTAATTATGGTAGAGGCGAAAACAATATGTTCAAAGTAAAATATCTACTATTGATGAAAATTTTATTGATAATTTAAATATTACTTGGTTTTTTTGGAAAGGGGGAAATGATAATAAATGCACTGGAGGTTATATTAGAGGACATTATAAAGGTAAATGTTTATACTTACATGATTTAATTATGCGTAGAATTGAAGATAAACCTGGAGATAATTATAGTGTAGATGACATTAATCAAGATAAATTAGATAATAGACAAGAGAATTTAAGATGGGCTAGTCAAAGTGAACAAAATTCAAACAGACTTAAGCTTATTCGTAAACATAATGCAAGACCATTACCTGAAGGTATTACACAAGATATGTTAGAAAAATATGTTGTTTACTACAAAGAATGTTATAATAAAGATAAAGATTTGTGGCGTGAATTTTTCAAAGTAGAAAAACACCCTAACTTAGAAAAAATTTGGATTAGTAGTAAATCAAATAAAGTAAGTATTTTAGATAAATTAGAAGCAGCAAATCAAATATCACGAAAAGCTAATTAAATACTTGAAATATTACACAATAAAGGTTTATTTTTTGATGGAGCATAAATTCCTTGTGCTGATAATAAACCTGCTGTTAATCCCACTATAACACATGTAATTAACCAACCAAAAATAGTTTTATTTAATATCCACCAATTTATTCCATTAATTTTATTAATATTAATTGATTTATTTTCTAATAATCCAATTCCTACTGTTGCTCCTACTTGACAATGTGTTGTTGATAATGGTATTTTTAATCTGCTTCCACATATAATTACTAATGCTGAACCTAATTCAATACAAGTTCCTCTACTAGGTGTTATTTTACAAAGTTTGCTTCCAATTGCATATACTATTTTTTTTCCATAAAGTAATAATCCTATTGCTATACCTAAACCACCCATACCCAAGATCCAATATGAATTTTCTTCCATATCTAATTTTTTACTTATCTTATTATTTTGATTATATATTATAAAAATTGCTGCAAAAGGACCAACAGCATTTGCTACATCATTTGCACCATGACTAAATGCATCACAAGAAGCACTAAATATTTGTAAATATTTAAAAATTTCTTCTGTTCTAAGATCAAATTTTTCTGCCTTATCATGAATCTCTACTACTTTATTTAATTGACTATTAGATTTAATATTTAAATCGGATTTATTTGTAACTATTTCACAAGATTCCCTTAATTCAGTTGATGTATTATTTAAAATATTCATTTTTAATATTCTCTTCTTAATCATTGGTACAAAAGGAGTAATTAAAGCTCCTCCTGAAAATGCAATACCAAATGAAATTATTATTGATATTTCGGGTGAAATTTTATCTAAACCTATTCCTTTTGCACCTTTATAAAATATAAAAAAACTATTAATTAATAATGTAAATCCTACTAATAATGGATAATAAATATTTATTCTGTATGAATTAAAAGATGAACGTAATACAAATTTTCTTGTTAAAGCAAAAAGAGAACTTGATACTATAGCAGAAAAACAAGGAGAAAGAAACCAAGATAATATAATTCCTGAAACTCCTCCTATGTAAGGAAAATTATCTGTTTCTTTATACCAAATTACACAATCCGGACCTACAGTAGCAATAGTCATACCTATCATTCCTCCAACACAAGAATGAGTTGTTGAAACGGGCATTTCTAAATAACTTGCTAAAAATAACCAACCGGCAACAGATATAATAACATACATACAACCATAAATTAATACTTCTGGATAATCTTCAAAACATTCATAATCAGAAATACCTTTTCTAATTGTTTCTGTTACATGATTACCCATTAATATTGCTCCACTTGTTTCAAAAATTATTGCCAATATTGCAGCTTGTTTTATTGTTAATGTTTTAGCACCAACAGAAGTTGCAAAAGCATTCGCTGCATCATTAGCTCCTATACCCATAGAACATATAAATGATGCTATTCCACCAGTTATAATAATCCACAAATACATTTATTTAAATAATATTTATATCTTTAAATAATAATAAAATTCTATAATTACCATAAATATTCATGACTTAATATTTTAGGATTATAATAACCATGACTTTTTCTAATTTCTTTTTTGATGGCAACTCCACGTTTTTTAGTTCCTGAATGTCTAGAAAAATAATTTTCTTGCCTTTTTCTTGTTAAATGATTTTGTTTTGAATATAAATGTAAAGGAGTTCGATCTTTATATTGTTGATATCTTCTATCACCAAAATTTATTTTTCTTATTTTATGAGTTTTTTTATTACGAACAAATGCAGTATATTTTTTTGGAAAAGGCCCTCGTTGAAATTTGATAATTGTTTCTTTCATTTATATAATTAATATATAAAAAATTAATTATATAATAATATATGGCATTATCTAATTTAGATAAAGATGTAAGTACAAGACTATTCAAAATGTTATCTTTAAATAATGACAATCAAATAGATACAATAAAAAATAATTATTCTGGATATGGACAATTAATGTTATTAGCTGAACAAATTGCTAATCTGCAATTAAAAGCTAAAGAAATTATAAATAATATAACTATAAATGATCATTTACATTCATTAGATATACAATGTAAAAAAGTAGTTGGAAACTATTATTATCATTATAAAATAAATAATAAAGAAATTTTATCTATAATCTCTCCAGAGGAATGGAATAGATCTAGTGATGACATGATATTTTTGGGAAAATATCTTTATAATTTTGATAATATATTCTACCTACAATAATTTTTTTTTTAATTTTTTTAATTTCTTTACTTTAATAGTAAATTTAGGTCTACAACATTCACAATCTTCACCTTCTATCTCTTGGCATAATTCACAAGATGGTATACTATTATCACTTTTACAATTTAAAAATGGATATTTTTCATATAATTTAAATATAGCAAGTTCTTTCATTTTAGCTTCAATCATAATATCAATATTTATTCCATATTTTTTTGGAATTTCTAATAAATAGTTTGGTATATTTTCTATATAGTCACTATGGTGACCTATTTTACCAGAACCTTGTTCGCTTACATGAAATTTAGGTTTAATATTTCTTTTTTCAAAAGTTTTTAATATTAAAGGAATATAATATTCAGGATCTTTAAAAGATTCTTCAGGATGTAATTGTTTATAACATTCAAAATGATGTGTATCAAATACAATTGGTATATTAACTTTTTCGGCAATATCTAAACAATCTTCAATTGAAAAATTCTTTTCACAATTTTCTAATACTAATCGTTTTTTAATATGGTCAGGCAACATTAAATACCTTTCACACCATCGAACTTTTGTTTTTTCTTTATCTTTAAAAACTCCTCCCCCATGAATAACCATTACTGAATTATTATCCAAATCCATTAGATCTAATACCGAAGCATGATAGTCTAAATCAAGTTGTGTATTATTAAAAACTTCTAAATTAGGTGAAGCAATAACATTATATTGTCCAGGATGAAAAGTAAGTCTTTGATTATATTTTTTGGCTAAAAGTCCAACTTCTTTCAATAAGTCTTTTGCAAAATCGAAATCATATTGATCAGCTTTTGGATTAGATTTATGTGGAAATAATTCACTACTAAGTCTAAAAACTTTTATACCATTTTCTTCATTCCATTCAATAAGTTTTAAAGTATCTTTTAAATTTTCAATAATTTTTTCTTTTAAAAAATCTACTCCTTTATCTTTTAATGTTTTTAAAATAATAGATCTTGAAGAAAATACTGATGGTTTTTGTTCTCTCATTGTCAAATTTAAGCAACAT